TATTACCATTTATATCTATTGAGATAAATTTTGGTAAACGTAAAGATAAATACGACTTATGATGGCAGAACTGTTTCAAGTGTGTGTTGACTTGTTAAGAGACTTGTCATCATACCTTGGATGTACTTATGAAGAAATAAATATTATTATATTTATTATTCTACATCCAACGATCACATTACATTTTATCCTTAAATATAGAAAAGCTAATAAAGAATTTTATAAACTAAGAGAAATGTACTGGAAACTTAAAAATTAATCTAACCTAAATACTATTATGAAAGAAACCAAAATTATTACTATCACATATGAGTGTGACGCTTATGGTAATCACGATTGTCTTGTTGAGGCAATCTGTGATACCAGTGAGCAACAATTTACAGATAAAATGGACGCTATTCATTTTATTGGTGAGTGTACATCTTGCAAGCATAACTTAAAAGACATACATCCAGATCTCTTCTTCTGGGAAAATAATGAAGAACAACATGATATTCCTAACAAGGTGTTAGAAGAATATAGAATTAACAATAATTATTAATAAACAAAAACAATTAAACATGGACAAGAAAAATGAGTTAAACAGTGGATCATTAGATACACTAAAAGTAGGTGAAACATTATTGATTTCAGCTAGACAAATTAACAATGGTAAAATATCATTAGAATTTGCAGAGAAAATAACAGCTAAAGATAGACCAGTTAGTGCATTAACAGTATTAAATGCAAGTGATGATAGATTTAGTTCAGGTGCTAGACGTGGTTGGGCAACTGCAGAACCATTAGATGCATCTAAAGCATTTGATGTAAATTTTGGTGATGATGGTGAATGGTATACATCTGAAAGAGGTGAAATGATGGATTTAGATATTTTAAATCCTACATTTAATGATGTTAGATTTAGAGTTCAAATTACAGAAACAACTGAGCCAACGGAATGGCAGGCTGAAAATCTGGAAAGAGCTGCTAAACGTGCAGGTAAAGATGGAGATTATATTACACATAAAGGTGATTATATTTTCTCTAACTCTGATATAATATTATTACCAGAAGGAGAGGATGCTAACCATACATGGTTAACACCAGACACAGAAAGAATGGCTTCTAAGACAAAAGTTGTTGTAGAAGCAGATGAGGTTGAGGATATGATGTAAATAAAATAAATACATTACTTGCATAATGTACTTATTTTTCATATATTTGTGGCAGATTTAGATATAGACTATAAAAGTTTTATTTATATACTGCCATAAATAATTGAAACTGAGCATCTTAAATTCAAAACCAAAACAGTCACCACAGACTATAAAAGGAGTATTTAGTAGATGATATAGAGAGGGCTTCTTCATAAGGGAGCTCTCTTTTTATCTATATACTCAAACAAACATTAATTAAAACAAGTATTATGGGACATATGAAATGGATCTTCGACATGATTGTAGACGGATCATATGAAGATTTTAAAAAAGAATATATTAAATGTGTATTAACAAAACAAGACACATTTAATTGGGGCAGTAAAAATATTGCCAAAAGTTATGGTAAGAGTGTGGTTAAATATGTAGATGAACATTTAATACATGAATACGACAAACATATTGATCAATGCATTGAATCAGAAGCAACAATGCGTGAATCATATGCAAATTATTAATTTAAATATATAATCATGGATAGACATAGAAAAACGATTAGCATTATCTGCATAACAGTGGTTCTGTTATTGATAGTATGGAATTGCTTTTCACCTAAACAATCTCCTATAGTTTCTGATGAAGATTTAAAAGAACTTATAAAATTAACATCAGAATGATTACGTTAGTAGATAATACAATAGCCAACCTACCTACATCACATTATCAGTTGGGAACGATTGATGATGTGGTGAGCTATTGTGCTGATAAAACAGTATTAGGGGTAGATACAGAGACTGAAGGATTTGATTTTACATGTAAGAAAATGATTATGTTTCAAATTGGAGATGAGAATCAACAGTTTGTGATAGATACTAGAGTAGTTAGTATTGAACCGTTACGAAATATATTAGAGAGCAGAGAAATTATAAAAATATTTCACAATGCTAAATTTGATTATAAATTTATTCGTAGATGGGCAGATATTAAATGTGAAGGTATTTACGACACATTCTTAACAGAACTAGTTATTAGTTGTGGTAAGAGTTTAGGTTATGGGCTTAAAGATTTATGTAAACGCTATTTAAATGTAGACTTAAATAAAGAAGTTCGTAATCAGTTTATAGGTTTAACTGGACAACCATTTAGATCTGATCAGATAGTTTATGGTGCTAAAGATGTAGAGTATTTATGTAAGATTAAAAACTTACAACAGCCTGATATAGATAAGTATAAATTACAAAATGTAGTTAACTTAGAAAATGAAGCTGTACTTGCATTTGCAGACATGGAGTATAATGGATTAGATTTAGATGTACTTGAATGGAATAAACTTGAACAAGGTAATAAAGAAGGAGCATTAGCTTTAAGTAATGAATTAGATTTAATGATTACAGAAGATGCTAGATTACAAAGATTTGTAAAGAAATATGTACAATCAGACATGTTTACACCAATTGAAGATATAAGAAAAATTGATGTTAAATGGTCATCTCCTAAACAGGTTCTTGAAGTTTTTCAAGTACTTGTTCCAGGACTCGACAATGTTAACGGTAAACAGATGTACAAATATCGCTTTAAGCTTCCACTTATTGATAAATATGTAAAATATAAGGAAGCTATGAAGTTATGTACATCATATGGTGATGCATTTCTTAAGAATTTGTCAGGAGACAACAAGATCCATACAGGTTTTCATCAAATACTAGACACAGGGCGGGTAAGCTCTTCCAAACCTAACATGCAGCAGATACCTGCTGATAATAGATTTAGGAATTGCTTTACTGCACCATCAGGTTGGAAATATGTAAGTGCAGATTATTCTTCACAAGAGTTGAATGTCATCGCTTTTGGTAGTAACGATCCAGTTTGGATAAATGCATTGAAGAATGACGAGGATTTACACTCAACTTGTGCTGAATTAGTATACGGTGAAACATGGATGAACAGTGGTGAAGATGATTGCGCTTACTTTGAACGTAGAGGTAAGTGCAATTGTCCATCACATAAAAAACTAAGAACAAATGTTAAAACTATTAATTTTGGTCTGGCTTATGGTATGGGCCCTAATAAGCTTTCTGATACTCTTAATATTAGTGTGGATGAAGCTAAAGGGCTTATCGAAAAGTATTTCACGGCCTTCCCAGCAATCAAAGGATTCTTAGAGAAACTAGGCAATTTTGGTAAAAGGTATGGTTATATTAAAACATTTCCACCTTATAACAGAAGGCGTTGGTTTACTAATTGGTATCCTAAAATATGGGACAACAAATCATCAGTTATGGAGCTTGGCAGTATAGAGCGTGCTAGTAAAAATACGCCTATACAAGGAGCTAGTGCAGACATGACTAAAAAAGCTTTGGTTTTATTACGTAGCTTAATAAAAGAAAACAAGTTAGAAAACCAAGTTAAATTAGTAATGACTGTACATGACCAGATAGATACTATATGTGAGAGTAGATTTGCAGATAGTTGGGGTCGATTGATGAAAATGACAATGGAAGAAGCTGCATTGGAAATAGTAACAAACGGTTTGCTAAAAGCTGAAGTAACAATTAGCAACTGTTGGGAAAAATAAATAGAGGGGAGGTTAGTAATTTAAAGGGCGCTATTGCCCAACATAACTCAGCGGTTATACTTTGTGAACAATTACAATTCCTCCCCTTTATTTTAATATATACGAGGGGGCTACGGGCATAAAGGATATAGAACTACACGAAGTAGTGACTAGTCTACAACCAGGTTAATACTTTGTCTAGCCCCTAAGTATAACTATAAAATATAAAACATGGATAAAAAATTAGTAGAAGCATTTGTATTAGAATGTAAACAAGAACAAGAGTGGAAAGAAAGATTCAAAGCTAATCACATTGATTTTAATGACTACTTTAAATATAGTGGTAAGATTGAAGAGGTTAGTGATGAGTATAAAGAATATTTAGGAGCACAAACTTATGCTGCAATTAAAGCAACTGTAAGAGAATCAGCTGGTAGAAAGGAGTACTTTAGACAATACTGGTTAAAATATAAATTAAATCAAATATAATATGAAAAAGATAAGACAAACTCAAGTAGATTCATTCAATGAATTGAAAAAAGACATGAGTGACAGACAAAAATCTGTATACTCTGTTCTACTTGTGCATGGAGACTGCACAAATAGAGAATTAGCTAGATATTTAGGATGGGATATAAATAGAGTAACAGGTAGAGTTACAGAACTAGTAAATCTAGGGATGGTAAATACAAATGGAACTAGATTTGATCATGAAACTAATAGAACAGTTACACTATGGAAAGTATCGAAATGAAAAAGATAAATGCAATAAGAGATAAACAGCAAAGACTTGCATTGAATTCTTGGGCACAGAGTGACTTTAAAGGCTCTGTTATTGCTGGTACAGGTTTTGGTAAATCTAGGTGTGGTGTGTTAGCAGTAGAGCACGCACTTAAAAATGGAGGTAAAGCTTTATTGCTTGTTCCTACTACTCAACTACAAGATCAGTTTATAGAAGAGTTTAACAAATGGGGTGTAAGTACTGAAAATGTAGAAGTTTTATGTTATCAGAGTGCTTATAAGTTAAAAGACAAACATTATGATATAGTTGTGTGTGACGAGGTCCATTTAGGATTAAATATCGTGAGTTTTTTGTAAATAATACTTATGATAAACTATTATGTATGACTGCTACATTGCCAGAAGAGCCTGAATACAAAGTAAAATTACACATGTTAGCACCTACTGTATATGAAATTTCATTAGACCAATGTGTAGCATTAGGTATTGTTGCTCCATATAAAATATACTGCAAACCTTTAGAACTAACACCTACAGAAGCACAAGATTATAAAAGTATAAATAATAAATTTATTTATTATAAATATAAACTTGGGCAATTTGACGCCTTTAATGAAGCTAAAAGAATAATATCTGATAAAAATGCTAGTGGAGAAGAGAAAGCTAGTGCAGCTCAATTTTACAGATGTATAAGAGAGCGTAAAAAGATAGTAGACTTTGCTGCAAATAAAATAACAGAGTTTCAAAATCTTGTTAAGTCTAACTTAGATAAGAAAATATTAGCATTTTCTGGAGCTAATGAATTTACAGATAAATTATGTGATTCTGTAGATCCTTATAGTGTTGCGTATCACAGTAAAAAGACCAAAAAACAAAAAGCAAATGCCTTAGAAGCATTTAACGATGGGTCTAAAAATGTATTGTGTTCAACAAAAGCATTAAATCAAGGTTTTGATGTTCCTGATGCTAATATGGGGATTATATGTGGTTTAACTAGTAAATCTTTATCTATGATACAACGTGTAGGTAGGTTAATTAGATTTCAAGAAGGTAAAGTTGGGGACATATATATACTGTATGTTAAGAATAGTCAAGAAGAAAAATGGCTAAAAAGTGCAGTAAAAAATTTAAATAATATTAATTGGCTTTAGCCTATAAAAAATTTGATTATGATACAAGAAACTATTATATTTGCCATCCTTTTATATTTAATAGCTACAAATTCGTTTTGTAAATTATTTATAGATCAATACGGTATATATTTAATCTTAAAGAAGAAAGATTATATATCTACACCAACGGGGATAACAGAGCAAGAGAAAATAAAAATTAAAACATTGATTCAATTTACGAATCAACAAAAACCATTTTAATATGACAATAAATATAGATTTAAATCTACTTAAAGATACCAAGATGAGTGCTGATGAATTTTTAGCACTTTATCTTGTGTA